AGCATTATCTTTAGCTTCTTTATTTTTAATTGCAGCCATTCCAAAGCCAGTTAATATTCCTCTAAATGCACTCATTAAGCTATCTCCTCTTCTTGTGATTGTGGTGGAGCCATTAAACCTTTTTGCTCTGGTATTTCTTTAATATCTTTTCCTAAATTTTTAGCTGCTTTTTCAAGTTCTTTATTTCTATCTCTAAGATTTAGTATCTCTTTCATATCTTTGTTATTAGTTAGATCAGTCATAGATATTTTAAATTTTTTTACACCACCTGTAAATCCAATAGTGGCTACCATTTTCATAACTACTTCTGCTAACATAAATCCAACATCAGGAGTCCACTTACCCTCTGTAAAACCAGAAAATAAAACAATCCTAGATATAGCTTCTACAGGTATACCTGCATCTAACATAGCAATAACTTGCTGTGCAAATAAAGGTTCTGTTAATTTATCCCAAATATATTCAGAAGCTTCTTGAGTATCTGTATATTGTGGCGGGTGTTCCCATGGGTAATTACCAGGTTTATCTGTTAATGACTGCCCAGGAACTGGTGCATCAAAAGGGTTATTTTCTGCTTCTTTAAACTGATCCATGTATCTCCTTATGTAAACATACTATCTTTGTTTCTAAACCATTTAGTTAAACGGTAATCCCATTCATTTCTTAATTCTTCTCCATCAGCAGTTCTAAGAGATTTTTTAACTACACTAGCGTCATCTGCTCTTTGAAAATCACTTACTCTACCTCCGAAATTAACTGGTGCTTGACTTGTATCTTGTATTTGAAAGTTTCCACCTGCACCATCTCCACCCATTAAACTACCTGTAATTTTTTGAGCAAACTTAGCACCTAATGGTCCACCAAATTTGTTACCTAACCAACCTGCTGTTATAATTGCTGCAGGTTTAAATAATTTTTTTAATCCTTTTAACATAACTCTCCTTATTAATTAAATAAATCAAAACCAAACTTACCAATCATCTGATAGAATGCATCTTTAGATTTTTGATCTTGTAAATCTAATGCTGCTGTTCTTTCCATTGCAGCCATAGCTAAATTATGATTTCTATTTTTTTCATTTTGAGATGCAGTATTAACCCATGAAGCTTCATCTCTCCATTGTTGCCATGATGCTGACATTGCCCAGTTTGATAAGTTTAGTAAATTTTGTGCATTAGTTTGATTAGCTGCATTAACAGCTGCAGTATTTGCAGTATTAATACCTCTTCTCCAAACTACATTTGATTGATCAATTTCTCTTTGATTATTAACATTAAATTGTTGTCTTTGATTATCTAATGTAGCATTAAATTGATTAATAGCAGATTCTCTAGCTGCATTAGCTTCATCTACTTGTACTTGATTTTGTGCATTTAATGCTGAAATTTTATTTGCTTCACTAGTTGCATATTGTTTCATTGCATCTGATCTAGCTGCATTTTGTTCTGACATTTGTGCAGACATATTATCATAAAATTGATTTACTTGATTTTGACTAGTGGCATTAAACTGTGCTGCTGCATTTGCTGCTGCTTGATCTGATAATAAAAATGATTGTCTTGCTTGAATATTCTGTAAGTTAGCTTGTTGATTATTAGACAAGTTAGCCATATCCATTTGTAGATATGATTGTGCATTTGTAATTGCAGCCTGTTGATTATTAGCAAGATTTTGAAATATCATTTGCTTATAAGTATCTGCATCTGCTTTAGCAATTGGTATAGCAGAGTTCATAATACCTTCAGCTAATGCTTCAGCTGCCATAGAACTTTGACTCATACCTCTAGCAGCCATAGCCGCTTCAGTTGCTTTAGCTGCACCTCTAGCCCATACAGGTAAAGGATTACCTGCTGCTACTGCTGTAGTTACATCCTGTTGTAAGTCAGCTAACTGACCTCTAACTGTAGCATCTGTACTAACTGTACCTTGAGCTGCTACTGCTGGTGCTGTTACCGTTCCTGTAGCTGCAGTCATAGTAGGAGTTGATCCTGCTACTGTAGTTGTTCCTGCAGTTTGTGCTGTTTGTGCTGTAGGTCCTGTTGCTGTTGTAGTAGTTGGTGCTGCTGCCCCTGTTATTGTAGGTGCTGCTGTAGCTGTTGGTGTAGCTGCTGCAACCGTACCAGTAACTCCAGGAGTTGCCATTAATTCATTAGTTTTTACATTTTGCAATTGAGGAGATATAGTAGTCCCCGTAGGCATAGTAGGTTTAGTTAATATAGATTCAATTAATGAAGTAGCCTTACTAGAAGTTGTTTGATTCTTCGATGTAGGTTTAACTGCTCCAGTATCTAGATTTACTGTATCTACTGTTGCTCCTGCTGCTGGTTTTGTTGCCATTGTTTATCTTCCTTGCCTATTATATTTTTTAAATGTTGATCCTTTGTTTAAATTTTTTCTATGTCTCCCTGGTCTTTTTTTAGGTTTTGGTCTTGGTACAAAATGTACAAAATTTACTCGTGCCATTATGGTTTAGTTGGCTACGTAGCATTATTACATTTATCAACAGTATCTTTACCTGAAGGTAAATCTCTAAGAGCTTGTCTGTAGGCTTTCATATCAGATGATATAGCATTGCCTTTCTCAAGTTCCGATGTAATTTCCCAATCAGATGCTGCTAAAAGACGATCTCTTTTAGATCTTAAATCTGCTAAAGCTCTAGCGGGAGCTGCATTAGCCCAAGCCGCTTCTTCATTGTCTCTAGCTGTCTCTTCAGCTGCTGTAAATTGTACTCTGTTACCATTTATATTATGATATCTTGGCATTGTTTTTTTCTCCTATTGTTATAAAATTCCGTAAAGGCAAATATCTCCAGCGTCTATATTGTCTGATGTAAATTTAAATTGAACTGCATCAATAGCTGATGTGGTGTTAAAGTATCCAGCAACAAAAGCTCTTTCTGAATGATCTGATTGCTGTGAAAATTGACAATCTGATATAAAATGTTTTACAAATGTTGTGCTAGATGGATTAAATAATTTTAAAATACCAGATAAACTTTGGTCATTATCTGCACCAACTTCATTACCATTTAGTCTTACAAAATTTGTGCTTTGTGCTAAATCAGCAGAAGTTTGATAGCCTAAAAATGTAAATGAATCATCTTCTTTATGTAATGTTGAAAAATTAGTAGTTGTTTTTGTAACATTATAATTACTTCCACCATCAGTGCTTCCATTAAATGTAAATTGAATACTATTTGTTTCTGGATGTATATCTTTAAAAGTAAACATATACTCTTTATAAGTAGAATCTAATACTACGCCTGAGCTACCATTAACAAAACTTAGAGTACCACTAGAACTAGCAGTCAGTTTTTTAATAAATACCATAGATCCAGTATCCAAAGACCCAAAGGCTGATACCGATCTAACTGCTCTATCATTAAGTGTAACTATGCTCATTATGAATCCTTTAGCCCATATAATTTTATTGTGCCAGATCCTATATTAGCACTACTAAATTTAAATCTTACTGAGTTAATTGCTGATGTCGTATTAGCATAACCAGCCATCATACCTCTAAAAATATAATCAGCTTGTTGTGCATAACTTGTTTCTGCAATAAAATGTTTTACAAAAGTAGTTGAACTTGGATTAAATAATGTAAGTTCTCCACTTGCTGATTGATCATTATCTCCACCAATTAATTCTCCTAATGTTTGATCACTAGTGCTTTGTGCCAAATCTTCTCCAGCATCATAACTTAAAGCTGTGTCATTACCAGCTTCATTATGGTATGCTCTAAAAAATGTTGTAGTTTTAGTAGCCTCACTAGAAAAACTATCTGTAGATAAATTAAGTTTTAAAGTTTTTGAATCTGCAGCTGGATGCATATTAACATATTTAAAAACATATATTGGATATGTGTTATCTAATACAACATCTGAACTTCCATGAGTAAAAGTTAAATTAGCATCATCACTAGCAGTCAAAGTTTTAATATGTGTTAATGATTTAGCTGCCCCAGGTATAGCTGAAATATTTGCAATGCTTCTATTGTTATAAGTTACAATTGACATTACACAACTCCGTACATTTTAATTGTTCCAGCATCTATAGTGCCAGCATCTGCTTTAAATCTAATTCTAGTTATAGCTGTTGTTGTATTTACATAACCAACAACAAATCTTTGATTAGTTCCATTATCACTTGCAGCTTCGTTTATAACTCCCATAAAATGTTTTACAAAAGTTGTGCTACTTGGTTCAAATAGATGTAATTCTCCACTTAAAGATTGATCATTATCATTTCCTAAGGATCTTCCTAAATCTTGAAAACCTGTTTCTTGGTGTAAAATTGCTGTTCCACTGTGAGCATTTAAAGCAGCAGCACTATCATCTTCTTGATGATAAGATAAAAAACCCATAGAGGTAATAGTTTGATTATAAGATGTATTAGTTCCTGTATCTACTTGAAATTGAAAATCAGCTCCGTCATTAGATTGATGAATACCTATAAACTTAAAAACATACTCTTTGTAAGTAGAATCTATCCCAGAAGTAAAATCTATTGTAGATGAACTTGATGCAGTTTGTGTAGATAATAATACTAAGCTACTACCAGAGACCCCTGAAGGGAGACTGGTAATGGATGCCATGGATCTGTCATTGCATACATTGATTGACATAGGTTATCCTTTAGGGTTATCTGATCTTACTTTATCACAATGATCTTTAAATGTTGTAGTCCCGTTCTTTTGATCCTTATAGACCATTTCCATTTGCGACTCCCATGATCCATACTGGGATCTTCTAGTTGCATCTATACCAGCATTTGTTTCTGCAGTGTTACCTGCTGTTTCATATTCTGCTAGTTGAGAGTCTGTTGGTTTGTCTAGACCATCATAAGTCCATGAT